AGAAGAAGCCCTACTTGAACAAAGCACTCTTCTATATCTCAAAGTCTTACAAACTCTCATCAAATCACGATGAAAATCTTTTCAACTCTGTACTCGTCCTTTGCCTCATTCGCAAAATGGACAGGTCTCACCGATCCTCATGGTTTTGAACACAACTTCTACTTCACCGGCTACGCCGACAAGAAGATCAAAGTGTCCATTAACCCTAGGTTTCAAGAAGTATACGACGACTACCAATCGTACGTAGGCAAATTTATTGACAAACATCTTCCTGGCCACATGGCTCAAAAGATCAAATTTGGCTACCATCATCCTGTCGCGTCCCTACCATTCATGATAACCAATCTCAAGAAAGGTGACTTGCCTGACCATCCCGTCCCGCATGACCAGCATTACACTGCAGCTCGCAAAGCAGCAGCTGATGCATTCCGACCGCCCCGTCTTGTCCGTCCAGTTCACTTCGCTGACCTGCGATACTACAAATGGAATTGGCACCCTAACGTCGAAGAACCTTATTACTCAGATCCTAAGCTACAACAATACGTCGAACATTGCTATGCACTCGGCCTAATTGATGACGCTCGCCTATCTTTTGGCAATCTTAAGGATTTCGTCTTCATGGATACCCGCCACTACCTCCATCTCATCAAGAACGGATCAATTACAGACAACAACCAACTCTGGCCCATAATGAAAATACACGTCAAACCTGCTCTCACTGAACCGACCGAAACTAAAATTCGTGTCATATACGGAGTTAGCAAACGACACATTCTTGCACAAGCAATGTTTTTCTGGCCTTTGTTCCGTTACTACATCGAAGAACACACTTCCCCTCTCCTCTGGGGCAATGAAACCTTCACCGGTGGTATGCTTAAAATCCACAATCTCATCAGCGTACCTCGTCTCTACTCTCAAACTTATCTCACGGTAGACTGGTCCGGATTCGACCTCCGATCACTCTTCACGATACAACGAGAAATCTTTGATGATTGGCGAACCTACTTCGACTTTACAGCCTACATCCCTACCAGGACTTATCCTGACTCCAAGACCGATCCTATCCGCATGGAACGTCTTTGGAATTGGCAACGTGACGCTTGCTTTAAGATGCCTTTCGTCCTCCCTGACCGAACCACTTATGCTCGCCTGTTCCGTTCAATCCCATCTGGCTTATTCGTAACGCAATTCCTCGACTCTCATTACAATCTGATTATGATCTACACCATCCTTTCAGCTATGGGTTTCGATATCACCAATCTCATGATCCTCGTCCAAGGAGATGACTCTCTCATTCATTTGAAGTTCTTCCTTCCCGCCGATCAACATGATGCATTCAAAGCTGAGTTCGAACGACTCGCGAAGTACTACTTCGACCATATCGCTCGACCAGAGAAAACGCACGTCACCAACTCTCCCAACGAAGTTGAAGTGCTAGGCTACACCAACAACAACGGTTATCCTTCTCGCGACATGACCAAACTAGTCGCCCAGCTGTACCATCCTCGAAACGTCGACAAGACGTCATGGAAATCTCTTCTCATGGCTAAAGTCTGCGGCTTCGCATACGCATCCTGCTATCAAGATTCGCAAGTGATAGACCTCCTACGCTCCATTTACAACAACCTGGCTTCCAAAGGCTTCAAGCCTAAGTCCGGCCGCGTGATGCGAGATATTATCTTATTCGGAGAATCCGAATTTGAGGTCCCCACTGATCATTTCCCAACTCTCAACGATGTGACCAAGTATTTCAGACGTCCTTACGTCCGCACTCAACGCGACGCTGACTCTTACTTCCCCTCTTGGCATTTCAATGATGTGTTTTGATCCGCTGATCTCGAAAGATCCAACCTAAAAAATTGAAAAAAAAAAAAAAAAAAAATAC